AGAGCAAACTTCTTTGCAAAACTCCCGCTCGGTTATCGTGCCGGCGAATTTATCTTCCCTGTTTCTACGGTTGACACTTATCTTGAAACAATGTCAGATTCGAATAAGAATCCTGTATTCAGACAGGCAACCGGACTTGAAGTTAACGACGGCGACGCTCTGAATCCGAACGGCAGATTCTTCGGCAGAAATATCGCGCTTGTTGAACCGGATATTCTTCCTGACTTTGACAGCGCAAGCGACGGCGATGTAATCGGTATCTTCTGGCAGCCCGAAGAATACGCGATAAACGAAAACTTTGGCTTCACGATGAGAAGATACTTTGACGAAGAAACAAATGAGTGGGTTGACAAAGCTCTTGTTGTCGTAGACGGCAAGGTACTCAACCCGAACGGCATTTACCTCATCAAGAAGAAAGTATAAAAAGGGGGAGCGGCAATGAACACAACAATAGCTGCGCTCAAAGCATTATATACAGCTCTGGGCGGAAGTGCTTCCGATGTTGCAAACGTTACGCTTATTCCTGACATGATAAGCGCAATAGCGACGAAAGCGGCGGCAGTTGCCGAAGCAGCAAGCGCGAAAGAACTTCCTTCCGTTACGGCAACCGACAACGGCAAGGTTCTTACGGTTGTAAGCGGCAAATGGCAGAAAGCCGCGTTACCGGATTAATTTACGAAGGCGAGGTCGTGAGCGATGACGAACGCAAGACTCGCGGCTGTAAAGACCGCGCTCGGTATAACAGGAGATTATCAGGACGGAACTTTGTCGGTATATATTGACGAAGTTGTATCGTTCTTACTCAACGCTGGCGTTGCGGAAACGAATATGACCGACGGACTCATCGCTCGCGGCGTTGCTGATTTATGGAATTACGGAAGCGCCGAAGGCAAGCTCTCGGAATATTTCGTGCAGCGCGCAACGCAGCTTTCGTATTCACAAAAATAACAAAAAGGAGAAAAAGAAAATGATTAATAACGACAGAATCGTTTCCGTAACGAAGACAGACCTTCTTTCGCTTTACGGAACAATACTCAATATCGCAAGCGTATCATACGACGCGCTCGCTGCAAAAGACGTTGACGGTAACTTTGACGTTACCGGAAGCGGAGCGGCAGGAAACAAACTCGCAAATCAGCCCGTGAAGTCGGTTGACTTCAAGACGGGCGTTACTTCCGGCACGGTTTACTTTGTAGCGGCTTACGACTACGAAGGATTCAAGGTTGCGGGCGCGGCTGCAACAATGGGAAGCGGAAGCGTAACGGTTAACGCTGACGCGGCTACGCTTTACAAAGCTGTTCTTGGTTCCGGTGAGGTTACCGTAACGGCTGTATCTCCCGTTATCGCGTAATTTGCGAAAATGGCAGCACAGTATAGACCGAACTTACCTTTTTCCGTCCCGCTCGTATTATTGAAACCGACAACGACGAAAGTTGCGGGCGTAAGAACGAAGGTACTTCCGGAACTCAAAGACGGAATCCTTTTTTACGGCACGTTCAAGACGTACGGCGGAACGGAACTGACGGTTAACGGAATATATTCTCTTGAAGACACGGCGGATGTTGAGACGTGGTTCAGACCGGATATAACAAGCGAATGCGTTGTCGCGCTCGCTGACACCGGCGCAAAATATCAAATCATCAGCGAGCCGGAGAATATAGACCGACGGAATCAGTTTTTGAAATTCAAGGTTCAAAGAGTTAAAGGCGGAACTTAAAAAATGGCAATTAAATTAAAACTCGACGGATTCGACGAATTGATAAGACAGCTTGAAAAAGCCGGCAGAGACGCCGACGGCGAAGGTATGAAATGCGCGAAAGAATGCGCGCAGATACTCGACGCGGAGCTGCGGAAGCAAATGGTTGAAACGGATAGAGACACAAGCGGCATGAATAGGCAGAGCACGCTCGCGCAGAGAATGCCGCCGCCGCAGGTAAAAAACGAACACGGACTTATAAAAGCGGAAGTCGGATTCAAGAAGGATACATATAATCCGAATAATCCGTCGGACGCTTACAAGGCAATATTTCTCAATTACGGCACGCCGCGCAGAACGAAGCACGGCAAAGTCGAAGGGCGTAATTTTTTGAAAAAAGCGCAGAAAATAGCGAAACCGAAGATGAAAAACGCGGTTGAAAAGGCTATGGATAACATCGTAAAGGAGCTGAAATCATGAGCATGAAAGAGACGTTGTGTTCACTTCTTGACACGTTTGTTGACGGCGAAGTGTACTTACAGGGCACGCTTGCCGCGAACGCGGAATATCCTGCAAAATTCATCACGTATTTTGTCTCGCAGTCGGAATTTGACGGCTTTTTCGATAATGACGCAAATCAGATAAATTGGGAAATATCGGTAATGTTCTATTCGAATAATCCGAACGAAGTATTAACCGTTCCGTTCGAGATAATAAGGACGCTCAAAGCGAACGGATTTATTCCGCTCAACGCGGGCGATGACTTGCTTAGCGACGTTGAAACTCATACGGGCTGGGCGCTCGATTTTGCGTACATTGAAAAATATGACGCGAATCCCGAGCCCGAGCCCGAAGACGAAGAAGAAGACGACGAAACTGAAACCGAAACAAACGAAAATAACGAATAAACGAGGTGAAAAACATGGCAACATTTACGTTGAGACACGGCTTGCGCAATATATATTATGCGCTGGTTCAGTCCGACAACAACGAAACAACGGGCGCGCTGCAAGGATATTTGACAGCAACGCCTAAGACTTTAATTCCAGCCGGAGAATTGTCTATCACGACCGCGAACGATAAGACCGACACATATTTTGACAATTCTATCTTTGCGACAGTCGGCAGAGAAGAATCAACCGAAATACAGATTACCGGCGCAGCGTTATCTCCCGATATTATTGCAGAGCTTACCGGCAAGAGCATAAACGCGGCAACGGGCGCAATACTCGACTCCGGAGAATATACTCCGACGTATTTTGCGATATGCGGAACGATAGACAACATTGACGGAACAGAAGAAAAATTCTGGTTCTTGAAAGGTACTTTTGCAATACCGGACCAGAACGACAAAACGAAGGACGACACGACCGACACAAACGGCATGACGCTTACGTTTACGGCAATTCCGACGGCTCATAAATTCTCGACGACGACGCATGTCGCAAAGAGACTCACGTTCGACAGCGGCGTTACCCGATTCAAGACGGGAAAAACGTGGGAAGGACAGGTTGTAACTCCTGAAAATCTTTCCACAATTTGCGAAATAATCCCGACGACTTAATTACAAAAAGAGGTGAAATAAATGGCATTCTCACTTAAACGCGGACTTTCCGACATATACGCGGCGGAGATAACGGCAGACTCCGCAACAGCTTATACCACCGACACGCCGTTCCACCTTATTCCCGCAGGCGAGATGTCGAGAACGACGGCAACGGCTAAGACAGACGTATTCTTTGACAATACCGTTTTCGCGACGGTAGGTAGAGAAGAAGCGACGGAAATTCAGATAACAGGCGCGTCGCTCAGACCGGGCGACCTTGCGAAGATAACAAACAAGTACGTCGACGCGACGGGCGTTGTAATAGACAGTGGTAACTACATTCCGAAATACTTTGCGCTCGGCGGAACATGCGGCAACATCGACTTAAGCGGAATCTCTCTGACAGGCGACAGCTCAAAAGAGAAATTCTGGTTTCTCAAAGGCACGTTCTCTATCCCTGACCAGAATGACAAAACGAAGGATGATACTACCGACACGAACGGAACGACTCTCGTATTCTCGGCTATTCCGACGGCTCATAAATTTACGGAAACAAGCAAGCCGTGCAAGCGCGTTGTAATTGATACTATTAATACATCGATTCAGCAAGGCGAGAGCTGGGAAGCTCAGGTTGTTACTCCCGACAACGTCGAAGACATCTGTTCAGGTATACTATGAGCTATCAGGAATTCATTAAGCCCGAGCTTCTCGTATTGATACCCGTTCTGTATTTTCTCGGCGAGGCGATTAAAAAGAGCGAAATCCGAGATAATTTCATTCCGTTTATTTTGGGCGCTGTGAGCATATTTCTTTCGGGAACGTATTTGTTCGCGGTAACCGAGATGAACGGCTTACAGGAAGTTGCAACCGCATTATTTACCGCGATAACGCAGGGAATACTTTGCGCGGCGGCAAGCGTATACGGAAATCAATGCGTGAAACAGGCAAAGAAACTCGACAATGATAATAACAATAACGACAAGAAATAAAAAATAAAAAGAGAGGTATATAAAATGGCAAAATTTGAACTTCCGATTTATGACGTAAAGACAGGAGAGGTTGTTAAGACCTATCAAAGAAACTTCATGCCCGTTTCGCTTTATATTCGCTTTCAGAAGCTTTCCGAAAAAATTTTGAAAGACTCCGAGAAGATGAAGAGCGACGAAGAATTATTTATGCTTATAAAGGATTTATTCCTCGAAACGTTTTCCGAACTTACGGAAGAAGAGTACATGAATAATACTGACGTTGCGGGCGTTCTCAAAACATGGCATGAAATAATGAGTAAATCGGCGACAATAGAGAGCAAGTCTTCAAAAAACGCATAACGGGAGATGATGAATCTCCCGCGTTGCTCTCTGAAACGCTTTCCCTTTATGCGCTCAGAATGGCTAACGTTTGGAGCATTTCCCCGTTTGAGATATTCAATAAAGACGTTGACGACTTTATTTTGGTTATTAACACTTTATTCATTTACAACGAGGAAGAGAAACAAAAAGCAAACAAGGAAAGCGGCATTAAAACAGAAAATAATAAATCCGGAATAAACGACGGATTTTGGGACTTTTAGATTTTTGAGAGGTGAATTAAATGGCTGAACGCTTTGGCGCTTCGTTCACAATGAATATCAATGACCTGAAAGCTGGCTTGAAGACCGCGAACGCGCTCATCAAGGAGAGCAAATCGGAATTCGAGAAAGCCGCCGCAGGTATTTCGGGAGACTGGCAGAAATCCGAAGAGGGCGTTTCGGCAAAGATTAAATCTCTTAATTCAATTATCGACGTTCAAGAGACAAAGGTAAAAGCTCTTGCTGACCAGTACAGACGCGAGCTTGCGAACGGCATGGAAGAATCCAGCGACCGAGCTATCAGACTGAGAACTCAGCTCAATAACGAACAGACCGCGCTTGAAAAAACGAAAAAGGAACTCGACGAACAGACAAAAGCTTATGATAACTTGAAGAATTCAAGCGACGAAGCCGGAAATGAAATCGAGGATACCGGCAAGCAAGCAGAAAAAACGGCAAACGGCGGTTTTTCCGTTCTCAAAGGCGCAATGGCGGGGCTCGTGAGAGACGGTTTCAACGCCGCGATTAAAGGCGCGAAAGACCTTGCGAATCAGCTCGTGAACGTCGGACAGAAAGCCGACGACTTGAACACGTTGTCGCAGCAGTCGGGATTTTCGATCGAAGAACTTCAAAAATTCGAATACGCGTCTGAACTCATAGACGTAAACGTCGACACGATTATATCTTCTGCAAAGAGACTTAAAAAGAACATGACGTCAAATTCGAAAGAGACGGCTGAGACGTGGGAGAAGCTCGGTATTACTATTACCGACGAAGCGGGAAATATACGCAATTCGAACGACGTATTCTACGAAGTTATCGAAGCGTTAAAGAATGTTGACAACGAAACGGAACGCGATATTGCTGCTATGCAGTTGTTCGGACGCAACGCCGACGAACTCGCGGGACTTATTGACGATGGCGGCGAAGCGCTCCGCAGATACGGCGAGGAAGCAGAAGACTTAGGAATAATCATGTCGCAGGACGCTGTCGACAGCGCAAACGAATTTAATGACGCAATAGACAAAATCAAAGCGACGGGGCAGGGCGTATTTAATACTATCGGCGCGGAAATCGCAAAAGAGCTCGTTCCCGAAGTGGAAAGCGTGAGAGAACAGCTTAACAAATTCATAAAAAGCAAAGACTTCAAGGACTTCAAGAAGAAAGCCGTTGATACAATTAAGAACTTTGTTAAAATCGGTAAAGAAATCGCGAAGACGGTTCTTCCGACAATAGCAAAGGCTGTAAAATTCGTCGCAGATAATTTTGATAAACTTGTTCCCGCCGTATATACTGCTGTAACAATATTTGCGGCGTTCAAGGCTGCGCTTGCTATATCGTCTACGATAACCGCGTTCAAAGCGGCAACGCTCGCGGCAAAAGCGGCGACCGACGCGGCGACGGCATCACAGGCGGGCTGGAACGCAGTTATGGCGGCAAATCCTATCGGCGCTGTTCTCACGGCTGTCGGACTTCTCGCGGCTGGAATCGGACTTCTCGTTGCCAGCAATAAGGACGCGGAAGACTCGACGAAGGCTATGTTCGACGAACTTGACGAACGTTATCCTGACTTACAAGACCATATCGACAAAGTCGACGAGATGACAAAGTCGTATGACGACATGCGCGACGCTCAGCAGAAAATTCTCGACGAAAAACAGAGCGAAATGGATTATTATAATCAGCTCTGGAAAGAACTCCAAAACATCACCGACGAGAACGGCAAAGTCAAGGAAGGCTACGAGAAGAGAGCCGAATATATAACTTCACAACTCAGCGACGCGCTCGACGTGGAAATCACAATGACCGACGGCGTTATCAAGGGTTATCAGCAGTTACGCGACGAAATCGACAAGCTGATGAAGAAGAAGAAAGCCGAGATATTCCTTGAAGTACAGGAAGAACGGTATAAAGAAGCGCTCGACAAAAAGAACGAAGCGTTTGCGCTTGAACTTGAATTGCAGGAAGAATATAACGACCTTCTTGACGAGCAAAGCAAAAAAGAAAAAGAACTTGCAGATAAAAAAGACGCTCTCGCGCAAGCGGAAAAAGATTATGCGGAAAACGTTAAAGGCGCATGGACTGAAAGCAATATAAAGTATGTGAACGCGTTAAAAGACGCACAAGATGCGGTTTCAGAGCTTGAAACATATCTTGAAGACTCAACCGACGGATTAAACGCAAAAGTCGAAGCGGCAAAGCAAGCATACGAAGAACAAGCTCACTTAACCGAACAATACGTAAACGACATTGGAACGTATGAGCATAATCTTGAAGCAATATACTCGGAGAATTACGACGCGATAATCGAAGACACGTATACGTATAACGGCAAATACGAAGACGCGGCGGATAAGCACAAAAAAGCGCTTGAAGACCAAATTGAAGTTGAAAAGCTCGAACTTGCAAAGCTGAATAAAGCCGCAGAAGACGCGGGAGACGAAAGATACAAGACTGAAATCGCAGCAGCAGAAGCAAGGTTACAAGCGACAAAAGACGAGCTCGCGCAATATAACAAGACAACGGAAGACGAACTCAACAAGAAAAACCTCTATATCTGGGAGCGGCATTCGTCGGAAGTGCTCTCAAAGATAACGAATAAAAAAGTCGAATTCCGCGACGTCGGAAACGGACTCGTTCAGTCGTTTGTTGACGGAGAGAAACTCGGCAAAGCGCTTCCCGCCGAACAGATGAAAATAATCGTTGATACAGCGATTAACGAAGCGAAAAATCAGCAAGGCAACGCTGAAAACGCGGGCTTGAATATCATCGAAGGACTGACAAAAGGCGTAAAAAACGAAAGCAAACAAAAGAGCCTTTTCAGCACCGTCAGAACACTCGGTGAGAACGTCCTTAAAACGTTAAAGCTTGCTCTTGACGAACATTCACCGTCCGCAACGGCGGCAGAATACGGCGCGCTTCTTGTAAAGGGACTTGAATTCGGTGTATCGGCGGAAACTCCCGCGCTGTTCAAGCAAGTCGAAACGCTCGGAGAGGGCGTACTCCGCAAGATACATGACACGTTCAAGACAAAGACAGTTGCGGACATTGAGAGCAGAGTACTTACGCAAGCGGCAAAAGACAGAGCACCGTATCTCTACGAAACGGCGGCAAAAGTGGTTGAAGAGACTGTCGCTGAGACAATTCCGGCTGTTTTATACAGCGGCGCAAAACGCGTAAAGACAAACGGAGCAAACAAGCCGTTGACAATATCGGTATATCCTTCAAGCTCGACGTCGTCGGCAAGCTCGGCGGTATCTTCCGCCGCAAGCGCGCTCAGCGCTGAGAAGACCGTTCTTGCGGAATCGAAAGTTACGTCGGTAATAACGGAGATAAAAGCAATTCTTTCTGATATACGCGCAAACATTTCGGAAATCAAGCTTGACATATATGACTCGACGAATCAGTCGAGAGCTATACGTTCACAATACAGAACGCTTGATGAGAGGGCGGCGCAGCTTGACAAGAGTAACAAAAACATAACGGTTCAACAGTATAACACGTTCTCGCAAGCGCACAGCAGATACGAACTCTACAAAGCAAAGCAGCAGACGTATGCGGCTGTAAGACTTGCGAACGTTACGAGCTGAGAGGTGAGAATACATGCAGCTTAGATATATATCGAATTGGGGAGACAATATCTCGCTCTCCGACAATACGGACTTTATTTTGTCAAATGTGGACGGGTTGACGTATTCGTCGGCGGATATATCGACGGTAATCACTCCCGGAATAGACGGCGACGTCGTAAATAACGTTCAGGCGCAGCCGCGCGGAATTGTTCTCGATTTAATATTCAAGGACGGCGTGAATATCGAGGAAGCAAAGAGAAATATTCTTAAAGTCGTAAAACTCAAACAGACCGGCACGCTTGAATGGACGCAGAACGGCAGAACGTGGATAATCAAGGGAATCGTTGAAGCCGTTGACATGCCGCGTTTCTACACGGGCGGTTATGCGAACGTCGCAATGCAAATCACAATGCATTGCAGCCAGCCGTTCTGGGAAGACCTAAACGAAGTATTAACGGAAATTAACGAATACGAGGACTTATTCTACTTCACAGATTATCCTTACGACATGCTTTATTTTACCGAAGCGGGAATCCCGTTCGGCGAATACGATATAAGCAGAACGCGCACGTTCACGAACTCCGGAGACGTCGCAGTCGGAATGCTTATCGAAATAATTGCTTATGGAACGGTTACGAATCCGGTTATTCTCGCAACTGATGAGCGCTTTTTCGGGCTCGGAACAGACGAAGCGCCAGTTGTAATGAACGCGGGAGACAAGATATATATCAACACCGAGAAAGGCAAAAAGAACGTATATCTTGAAACCGCCGGAGGCGTGAAGACAAATCTCTTGAATAAAGTCGTTCCGTTCTCTACGTGGTTACAGCTTGAAGCGGGAGAAAACGAATTCTCTATCGACAGCGAAGACGCGCAACTCGAAAACATGACGTTCAACCTTTACTATAAGCAGAGGTATATCTGATGATTAACTTTTTGCAAGTATTAAACAAAAACAAAGAGGTTGTTTTCATAATCGACGCGGCGAACTCTATTATATGGCACAGCCGGTATTACGGCGTCGGCGATTTTGAAATTTATATGCGCGCGACACCGGAAGCGCTGGTACATCTTGCTATCGGAAATTACATCAGCAGGGAAGACGAATCGGAAATCGGAATAATCGAGGAAGTTGATATATCTTTCTCGCTTGAAAGCGGATATATGCTGACGGTAATCGGACGGTTTGTAAAGAGTATTCTCGACAGACGTTATGTATTTACGCTTTCGGAAAACTTGAATCTTCCGACGCTTTTCGTTTCCAACACGCGCGTCGAGAGCGCGGCGCGGCAGCTCGTGCTTGAAAATGCAATAGACTGCACGTTTAATTCGCAGCGTAACATTCCTGACCTTGCGCTCGACGCCGACAAAGGACTTCCCGCAATTATCGTTGACGAAGACGGAAATCCCGCGCCGAAGCAAATATCATGCGAGAATCTCTTGACGTGCGGAGACGAACTCTTGAAGGAATACCATTACGGCGCGTGGATGAAGCTCAGACGGTCGGACGGAAAATTCTTATACGAGGTTTATTCGGGCGCAGACCGAAGCTTTGACAATACCGACGGAAATATTCCGATAGTTTTCAGTACTGATTTTGACAATTTGAATTCTTGCGAATACTCGCAGAACGACGCGCCGAAAAAGAACGCGGCGGTAATTGGCGGAGCAGGAGAAGACTCGGTACGCTTCTTCACGTATCTATCGACCGGCACGAACAGCGGTCTCGAACTCCGCGAAACATACGTCGACGCAAGCGCGATAAACAGAACGTACGTTGACGAAGGCACAGGCACGGAAGAGGAATATGAGCCCGAAGACTATACGAACATGCTGAATCAGGAAGCGCAGAACGCGCTTTCTCAGCTGACGGAGCTTGAAGCTTTCGGAGGAAATATAAACGTAAATTCCGAAACGTTCAAGTATAAGCGCGATTTTTTTCTTGGCGACGTGGTAAGTATTCAAGATAATTATCTGAATAAGTACGTCAACGTTCGCGTTGCGGAAGTAACGGAAGTACAAGACGAAAACGGTTATCACATAGAAATAAATTTTGAAAACGAGAGGGTGTAACACATGGCACAACACAGCGGATTTTTTAACGCGCTTCAAACGGGCGGCGTATATGACAGAAAGTACAACGCGGAAGACTATTCAGACTTCCTTGCGGTTGTAATCTCGAACGGAATTGTGAGAAGTACAGCCGACGACTTAAAAGTAACAGCAAGCGGGCTGAATCTCTCGGTGAACTCCGGAAGAGCCGCAATTAAAGGAAAATGGTATCACAACGACGACGCGTATACGCTTCCGGCAATAGAGGTTCCCGTCGGCGCGTCCAGAATCGACCGCGTCGTATTGAGATATAACAAGAATCTATCGGTAAGAGATATATCTATCGCGTATATCACCGGAACAGCGGCAACGTCGCCGACAGCTCCGGCAATAACAAGAACGGACGCAATATATGATTTATGCCTTGCCGACGTGCTCGTAACGTCGGGCGGAACTGTTACCGTTACCGACACGCGCGCGGACGCAGACCTTTGCGGCTGGCTTTATTCGACGTCGGGAGATAATTCATTCTTCACAAGTCTTGACAATGCGTTTTATGAATGGTTCGGAAACGTGCGAGACACACTCGCAAGCGTTACGCTATTCAGAAGATACACATGGCAGACGGAATTACAGTCTCAAACGAGCACCGTGCAATTTGACATAGCAGAATACGACGAGAACACCGACTTTATTGAGGTATATATAAATGGTATGCTGACATACGACTACTCGGTTGCAAGTGATTTAATTACGTTTAACGACGTCTTAACGGCAGGAACTCAAATCACGGTGAATTCTTATAAGTCGGTTGACGGTTCAGAATTATATGATGAGACTTCCGTCGAATCAATATTCGACCAGCTCGGAGATTTGCAGACGGATTTTGCGACAATAGAGGGCGCGTCGAAGTATATATATAAGGCGACGGGACTTAATGATAATATTTCTCTCTCGGAAATCGCGCAAGCGATATATGCCGGAAGCTACGTATCGGCAGACGTTACGGAAGCTGCGGACGCATTTTTGACAGCGCTCGGCGGAAACGCTTATCTCGGCGGACTTGCTTCCGACGCAAAAATCACGATAGACGTTGTCGGCGACGTCGGAGCGTCGACCGCGACGTCCGGAACTGGTG